CCAATGCCCGCCGACCATTGCACAGCGATCAAATGCCAGTCCGTCGCCCTCGTGCCCTACCAAGGGCCGCAGGGCGCGGCAATGGGAGGGCCTTCCGCGCACTCATGGTGTGCGGAGGGAGGCCTCCTTGCTGTGCTGGGGTTGGCGAGCTATTGGCTCGTGCGCGTAGGGGGAGGTCAAGCCACGGGCCCCGCGGGGCCTGAGCGTCCTCCGCCCTCTGACGAGGCGTTCACCTTGCGTGATCCCGCCACGGCCCAACGGATACGTGCGGCGCTGAAAGACTCCGCTGTCGCTATCGCATCCGAACTCGAAACCCGCGTCGCCTACCCTCCCGCGTACGCTAGGATGTACTGCCCACACTGTTTGGCAGCCGTCCTTCTCACGAGCTACCGCTCACGCACGCGCAGGTACCTCAACAAGGTGGAGGCCATGTTCCCCAGGGGCCTCACCGTGGATACGGCACCACACGCCAACTGTCTCTTCCAAGGGGGGACAGATTGTTCCGTGTATGCCTATCACCTACGGAAGCTCCAATCGTATGCCAAGTTTGCCAGCCAAGACCCCAATGTAACCACGGGGGGCTTGGAGGCCAACGATGGCCCCCGCGTTTGGCGTTTCCGCAGGGCCCAAACGGTGACGCCCACTGGCACTGACACAGTGGTATACCCTAGCCAGCCAGGCCAGGTGTACGACTACCTCGCCGAAGCTGAGGCAGCCATGGACGATTACGACGACTCGCCTTTCGAGGACCCGGGTGAGTATGACTTCACTGTGAACTGGGCTGATGAGCCCGACCGCAGTGCGGAGGATTTTGATGCTTACGTACGCCGGATCGACCGCAGAGAGGCGGCCCCTGCCGGCACTGAGCACCATTTCGAGGGCGTACAGGGCATTCCGCTTGTGGCCATCCCCGGGGACCCCGCTCTGCAAACAGAGTTCGAGGGCATTCGGGAAGAACTTGCGGCTGTTCGTCGCTCCCAGAAGCTCGACCGTTGGGTTGAGGCAAGCATGGAAACCCGCGAAGAAATGTTCCGTCGGGAATATCGCTTGGCGGGAGAAATGCTGGCTCGGTTTGAGCGTGGCAAGCATGCTATTGAACTGTTGGCAGAAGCCCGCCAGCTCCAGCGAGAGCTGCGCGGTGCTGAAGACACTGCCAGGGACGACCTCATGCTGTACCACTACCACACCAAGACGCGCCTGCGCAAAGGCCTGGGGCCCGTGTTGGAGGCGTCCACCACGCGCGTCGTCAATACGGATGATGACTTGCTCCTCGTCCATGACGACACCGCCTTCCACCAGGTCTTTTGTGACCTGATGGAGAAGTCCCAAACCGCCATCCAGCAGCATAGGACCAACACGGTATTGCTGCAGGAGCATGCGGCGGCTACGCAGCGGGCGGAAGTGCGCCCGGTGCCCTGTCTTGAGAGCGAGATGGACGGCTCCAAGCGCGTCCTGTTCGCCCCAAACTCGGCACTGTGTGTAGTCGGGGGAGCGCCACGGGGGGCTATAGCATGCCCCGTCGGGTCGGCTAAGGCCAACAACGACGGATTGATGCTGTACACCCACCGGCACGCCTTCGATGACCACAAAGGACACTACGTCGATTCTCCCTACACCGTGGGCAGCAGTATCACTGTCTGGCTCGCAGTTGAGGCCTCGGCCGCTACGTCGCGCTCCGGCAAAATTCTGTCGGTGGTCGCCGCGGAGGGGGAGGACCTCATGCGCGTCCTGACAGACATATCCAGCCACGGGGTGGCCCGTGCTGAGTTCGGGAAACCGAAGGTCGGCGCCCCCGTCACTCTGGTAACGGCCAGCATCCTCAACGGGACAGTTGTCTGGACCAGGGCGCAGGGTAGCGTCACGCACTCCGGTAAGACCATGGTGTGCTACACCGCTTCCACGGAGAAAGGAGACTGCGGCTTTCCCGTCGTGCAAGCTGATGGCAAGATCATTGCCATGCACCTTTACGGCAGGATTGAGGCAGCACCTGGTGGGCGTGCCAACGCTGGCATGTCTGTCGCCTTCCGACAACCACCCAAGGTTGGTGTTGTGGAGCTCCCCAGCTTCACGCCCAACCCGTTGGGCGCCGACTTGCAAGGAGTGCTCGTCGGCCGCACACCCCCGCAGGTGGCCTATTGGCCCACCAAGTTCCGCATGAAAGAAGGATTCAAGACCGTCGGCCTGCGCACGGACAAGGACCTCACAGGGCTGATACCCAAACACCATGTGTGCAAGCCCTCCACAGCCATGTGCCATGCAGAGATAGGCAAGTACCACGACGACATGCAGCACGACTTCCGTACGGACAAGTTCCTGACAGCCGTTAAGGCTGCCGTCTTGTATGACTTGGCGCAGGGAGATTTTGAATCGCCCTTCGTCAAGCCCACGCACGGGGCATGCTTCGCAGCCCTACGTGAGATGAAGCTCGACCGCTCTGCTGGTGCCACTGCTGAGGGCCTTAAGGCCAGCGAGTACCTGCTAGCGCTGGGCGCTGGCGACGAAGTGGCTGGTATGAACAAGTGTGCGGAGCGCGTCATGCGCCTCTACAATGCCGCCACTGACCCGCAGGCCACCGACGACACCGACAAGGAACTCCTACGGGAGTGTGGGGTGTGGAACGTTATCGGAAAGAAGGACGGTTACAAGATCAAGAAGACCCCTATCCATGACCCTCCCGGGACGGGCCGCACTATCCAGGCGCCCTGTCTCGAGCTCAAAGTCCTCTGGAAGGTGTGCTTCGGTGAAAACGACACCCTGTGGCTCAAGCGAGCCGACGCGTGGGTGCACGCTGGCGAGGATGAGGACCTCCCTCTACCAGCTAGCTCCATCGATGTGCTCGCTAAGGCCCTGGGAGCATTCGCCACGGATATGACCGCCTTTGACCGGTACCAGACCAAGCCCTTCCTCAAGGCCTTCTTCATGTTCTACCTCAAGCGGGTGTGCCCTGGTGCGCCCCCACTCCTCCTTTGGTGGCTTTACCAAGTCACCGCGTGCGGCCCTCTTCTTCTCACTGACGGCACCATGTATTCCAGGGACCACGGCAACCCCTCGGGATTCATGAACACGCTGCGCCTCAATTGCATCGTGCATTTGGTCGCGTTGGCGTACGTCGTCGCCATCCGACTGGACGTCGACGAGCCTATGGAGGTCACACGGTTCCTCGACCAGGATTGCAAACTTTCCATTTGCGGGGACGACTCTGGCCATCTCGCGCTCACGGAGCGCGCTTTGGAAGTGTTTGATCTGCGCAACGGGATGCGGGCTTACCTGGACACCTGGGACCGCCACACCCCGTGGCCGGAGACCAAACTCGAGGGCATGGCCCTGTTCAAACCGGATGACGACTTGGCCACTCGAGTGGCCAAGGTGCCTCCCATGGTGGGGCGCAAGTACGTGCTCATGCACGGTATTGTGTTCGCGCCCCTGCTGAATGTTTCCCGCACCCTCAAGCGCATCTCCTCCGCGGAGAAGCGCTCGCAGCAGGAGGAGCTGGATCTCGTCAACTCCGCGTACGCCTCTCTGGCACTCCACCTCTGGTGGCAGTCCCATGGGTGGTACTACTCGCCAGCCGTCGAGTATTTCTGGCGTGAGTACCACCACCTTGGTGACACTCGCATCATCACCAAGCGTGTCGCGGAGATGTACCGCGGGGAGTGTCGGCAGGGTGCTGGTTGGTGAGGGCTGTTGCCCTCACTGCCAGCTTCCACCTACATTCCCCTTCCCTGCGCGTAGTGCATGAAATAGGGCGGTGCCCCCGCGCGTTACACTAACCCATGTCCTACCCGGGCGGAGGGCGGGAGGGCCAAAACACGACCTAAGGTCTTTCACCGCTACGGCTTCACATCATGGC